ATCAATCTCTTCATTTCAAATTGAGTAGTTAAAGAATCAACTCCAAAAGTTCTGGGTTTCTTAACTTTCTCTAAAATACGCAATTCGTCTTTTAAAGTATGATGTTGAGTTATTTTATCCGGATATCTTGAAATACATTGAGTTCTATAAATTTCCAATTGTTCTTTAAATTCTGGCTTAACTTCACCTATATCAAAATCAAAATAATCTCTTTTATCTTTAGGAAAATCAAAACCTGAAACACTATCTTTATTTAAGGCAGCTAAGTCTTCATTACCTTTGACTACTTCAAACTCAGAAATCGCATGAAAATTCGGTAATATCCAATCCAAAAATTTTCCCATAAATTCTAGTTCTTTACTATCCATTGTCATAACATTTTTATGCATTCTCCTAGCACGTAGTTTGACGGTTTTATCACCTAAAGCCCTTAAATCTGCAGGTTGTTTACTAGCTACAAATGCTTCATGAAATTCTGATGGTTGTAAATGAGTATTTTTAGGTCCATCTGAAATTTTATCACTAAGTGCTACCATTCCACTAAATCTCTCATTGGGTACTTTTACTAGATCTTTAGTTTTATCAAATCCATCTTCCAACAAAGTTTTAATCTTAGATTTAACAGATTGTGAAAAAATCTTAGCGATACCCACTGTACTTTGATCTCCAGCAACATGAAAACCTTGAATACCTAATTGCTTATCTACAATAATAGATCCGCAAAATCCTTTTGAAGTCATTTCATAAGTCAACACTTCTTGTGGATAAACATTTCCATATTTAGTTATATACATGGGATTTTCCCTCAAAGGTTTAACCGTTCCTTTCAATTCAACAGGATCTCCAGACCAGACAAAATACAAATGATTAGCAGCTTTATCCACATGTTTAAACAAATGACTTATATTTCTATAAGGAGTATTATTTAAAAGAGGTAACTGTATTACCGCTATATCATTAACTCTATCGTCCATCTTGACTTCAAATTTGCAATTATCCAAAGCTCGATTTTCTTGAACAAAATCTTCTTGGCTATTATACAAAATTAAAGTTTTTCTACTTTCAAAAATGGTATGGGCAGGTAATACTATATTAGTTCCACTCACTAAACAATGTGTAATTTCATACTCTCCATCATATTTAAAAATTTTTGCTATCTTAACATTATTTTTAACAGTTTGTATTAAAGTATCACTTTCACTTTCAGCTAATAAAACTTGACCTCCTACCAAAGTTGGGATTTTACTTTTGTGGTTTATGGCTTTGTTCCAATCATTTATCACACTTGAATTATCAGTTTCTTGATAATCATTAGTTACACATTTACTCAACATATAATACACTCCATAAGCTGCTATACCAACTGCCATTACGCCATAATTAGTTGCATATTTTAATACATGTTTTTCAATAGTACTTAATAAATCTTCCAAAACTCCAACTACGGAGTTAATTCCTAGACCAAAAGTGCTAATTGCAGTATACAAAGATTCCTCAGTACAAGATGCATATCCTCCTTGCTTTAATTCTTCTATCATATCGCGTCCTATCTCTACTTGACTATCTGTTAATTCTACTTTACTATTGATTTGGGCGTAATACTCTTCCATTTGCTCAATCAAAGCTGTCATCCAAACTGCTATTTCAAACGTTCCTCCTCTTTTCTTATTGGGTATGTTGGTTGGATGTATAAAATAATCTACCCAAGCTCCTTCTTTGTGATCAATTATATCAAAGCGTTTAAAAGTCACGTTTCCTATTTCGCTAAAATTAAACACATGAGCTCGACGAAACAATGCACTACTATCAGACACACAATCTGTTTTGGTGAAAGTTCCTTCTAGATCTTTAAATCTATTGGTGGTTATCAATATAATTTTACTATCAAAATACTTTGTATCTTTCAAATCAACTGAAGCGCATTCCAAAGGCA